GGAAAGTTAATACAAAGTGTATTACACTCCGTATCTTTCGACTCAGATGTCTCCCTATCTAGGGCGCATTTAGTTAGAGGTACTTAGGACTTTCCAGTCCAGAGTGTTCCGAGCGTTAAGATTCTTCAAGGGTGAAACCGAGAAGTAGGTGCTATCTAGGATGAGAGGGTTTGTTTCTCATACTATAGATAGAGACCTAAATCACAATTGTGTACTCTAATCGAGGACCTACTCCCCTCCTTTGGGAGGAAAGAGAAATTGTGGTTTAAGTCACTTACCCTTAACTCTATATTTCCTGCTGTCATCCTAATCAGATGATTTGCGTAACATTAAGATTACATTAAATACTTTCTATGAAAAATAATTCACGAAATATAAATAATATCTTAATGTCTCAGAAACAAAGAGCGCGAGTAAGTTGATCGGATGAATTAGGTAAGAGAATTGAAACTCTATCTGATCTTATTCGATCTAAGATAAAAACCATTAATGGTCTGATCCTTAGAAATAAGGGTCGTGGACTAATCTCTATACTTTTAAAGTATGTGAGAGGTGTCCGCCCTCGTTCCACAAAGTCTGTTGTAAAACAGGTGGTTATCTTTAGTTTCTTTATTCATAAATTAACTAAAAACAATGGTCTTAAAGGTACAGCTTTGTACCTTAAAGCTTGCCAAGTTTTACTTCAACAAGTAGTTGGAGGTTATAGAGTTCATAATTTAGATGAATTAAAGGTTAGGCCTGCCCGTAATAAGGCAGGTGTTCCTTTAATTATCCCTGCTGGGATCAGAGTTCTTATTAGCCGTGATAGAGATATCCGTGCTATTAAGTTATGAATGACTTTATTAGGTTTGTTCCGAATTCTGGAATTTAAAGGAACATTAAGTTTCGATACAATTACAGATAAGGGTCCTAATTTAGATCAATTCTTAATGGAATGAGATGATTTCTGTAAATTATCATTTATTCCATTACTTAGATCTCAGACGGGAAAGTTTCCAAATTTGGATGCTCCTCGAATTTATCCTATCCTAAAATCTGGGCCTAATGTATTAAATGAGTCTGATAAAGCGAAACTTTTACTTGATAATAAATTTAAATTATTACCTACAAAAATTTCTAACTCTATTAGAGATGTTAATACATCGTTAAATACCTTAATTGTTTCTGCTAGACTTTATTTAAGAACTCCTTTAAAAGAGGCTTTTAAAGTCTTGGCATCACAGTTAGGGGCTCCTGGATTAGTTAATCGAATGGAGATAAGTGCTATGGCCTCTAATCCTATACTCGATAATCCTAAGATATGAACTAAGAATATTCCTTATCCGAAAGGAGAGGGTTTTCTTGGTAAATTATCTTTTAAGATTGAAGCAGCAGGGAAAATTAGAGTTTTTGCCATGGTGGATGCTTGAACTCAGTGATTATTATCTCCTATTCATGATTTTATCTTTGATTTACTATCAAGATTAGATCAGGATGGGACTTTTAATCAAATGGGTCCAATTTCTCGTCTACAAAAGAAATATGGAGAAAAGCCTTCTAAGAAGACTTTTGCTTCTATTGATTTGTCA